TGGTGGTGGTCCCTCCGATGGTCAAGTCCTTAAATGGTCTGCTGCCAATAGCAATTGGTATCCAGACAACGATGCCACTGCATCTGGAGGCGGTGGATCTACACAGAATTTATTTGAAGGTTTTAATGCTGATACGGGATCTACTACTGCGAGTGCTGCTACTGATGTCCTCACTGTATCTGGTGGCACAAATATTTCCACGACCATTGCTGGAGATACATTAACAATTGCAATGACGGGGACGTTAGGTGATCCTGATCAAAATCTTTTCTCTGTTATCGGATCTGATTCGGGATCCAAAACGGCTGGCAGTGCTACTACTACTGTTAACTTTGTTGGCGGTACTGGGATCTCCACTGCTGTGGGTGGTGATAATCTAACAATCACTAATGATTCCCCTAACGTTGATCAAAATATTTTTGCTACGGTAACTGGCGATTCTGGCACTACTACTTCCAATTCCACTACTGGATCATTGGCAGTCGTTGGTGGCAACGGCGTAACGACAACTGTTACTGAGAATAACGTCAGCATTGCTGCTGAATTGTTTCTTGCTAGTGGTCAGTCTCTGTCAGAGAATCAGAGTTTCATTACTAATACAAGTGGTGAAGTTGAAGCGGTTGCAACTCCTGCTGTGGGTTTCGAGATTTCTGGGACGACAGGTGGTGGATATTCCTTCAACAACAATGGATGGAGTGGAACTGGAAACCCAACCATCTATGTCTATCGTGGTTTCACGTATAGATTTAATAACACTACTGGTAGTGGACACCCATTTGCTCTGAGACAGACAAATGCTGGATCTGCTGTAACTGCTGGTGTGAGTGGATCCCAAACTGCAGTCCAATATTGGACCGTGCCTATGACGCTTGCAGCAGGCACAACATATGTCTATCAATGCACCATTCACTCTGGAATGGTCGGTAATCTCGTGGTTGTCTAATGACAAGAACAGTCCCTGGATCTGGTGCTTCAATTTTCCCTGTATTTAATAGTATATTTGGGGTAAGAGAAGTTTATGTTACTGCGGGAGGTAGTGGGTATGATCCTGCTGACCCCCCTAGACTTCGTGTTGAAAATTGTGGCACTCCCATCAGGGATGCTGTGCTTAGACCAGTCATTGATGGTGTCAATGGTGAAGTCACTGCTGTAGAAGTATTGGATCCAGGTGAAGGGTATGATCCCATGCGTCTGGAAATTACTGATGAAAATGCAACTGTCCCTGCTGAAGGAAAGATCTTCCTGAAGGATAACGGTGGTATTGACTTCATCCAGATGACTCAGTTTGGTGATGAATACTTTACTGCTGAAGCAGAAGTTAAAGGTGGTGGTGGATCTGGATCCGAGTTGGTGCCTATTACAGGTCTGGTTACAGGTCTTGCCATTGAAGAGTTTGGTAGAAACTATACTGAAGAAGATGTCAACATTATCATCTCAGGTGGTGGTGGACAAGGTGCAACTGGCGTTGCGGGTGTCAATCCATTCGGTAAAGTTACTGCAATTACCCTCACCAATTCTGGTGAGTTCTTTGAAGATCCTCCTCTAATTCAAATTATTGGTGGTGGTGGATCTGGTGCCAGTGCTGCAGCATTTATTGATCTTGGTGCTATTACCACTATTGATCTCATAGCAGGTGGTGCTGGTTATGTAAATGCTCCTCAGGTTATCTTCACAAGAGATACAAACCTGATCAAGACTGCAAGAAACAGACAGTCTCTAAACTCTGTTGTTTACAATTTAGCAGGTATTCTGACTGACGTTGGCACTGGTGATGAAACTATTCACGTTGAGTCAACTGCACCTTATCCTGGATCTGGTAAATTCCTTCTCGGTAGAGAAGTTGTCAGATATACAGGTAAAACTGCCACATCATTTATTGGGTGTGACAGGGGCACAAACTTTAGATTTGATCAGAAAGTCATTCTTGACACTCTCCAGAATGATCCTAGTACTGGAGACACGCTTTATGATTTCCAAGTTACGGATAAAGTAAGACGTGTTATTGAATCTGCAAGTAACAGAGTCGCTATTGTTTATGATTGGAATGAGACCGAGAGAGCATTATATCTGACATTCCAGGTTGATGAGTTGGCATTTATTGATGCTGGTAGATCAGGTGAGAAGTCAAAGATCATTGCATTCTTTGCAGGTACTTCTGGATCATCTTCAACTGGTGTCGCACCACATACTTTGGTTGAAGCAGAAGGCAGCGAAATTGTTGCATTTACTACACCTTTGTCAGTCATTCAAAACAGAAGGTTTGAAGATGACGATGAGGAGTTTGTTGATGCCGATGGTGTGCAGCAGTTTGGAGATGGCATTCCTGACATTCTGAATGACGGCACAGATTTTGAAAACCAAGTCAACTTAGATGGGGGCATCGCCTCGTCTAAATATGGTATTGAGGAAGAATTAGGTGGCACCAACACCACGCTCTTCCAGATTGGCGATCAAATCTATGATGGTAGTCCTAACCAATTGGTTGCTACTATCCAGTCTGCAGGTGCTTTAGGAGATGGTGATGCCCATGTCGCTACTGCAACTATCATAATTGAGTATATTACTGCTGCTCTTTTTAACGTCCCAAATGCTGGTGGCGAAGAACTTGCAACTGGACAATCATCTGGTGTCGCAGCAACAACTACAAATAGAAGACTTGGACCTAAAGATGGTCAATTCTATCTAGATGTTAAGTCGATTCAAGATAATGACCCAACATATAAATTTACTGTAGGTGAGACACTGCAAGGAAACTCCTCTGGAGCCCAAGCAAAAATCATCGCAGTTGAGTATAACAACTTCCTCAGAAATGAGGGTGAGTATTAACCCCATAAATAAAACTATAGGATAATTGGTAACAAATGGCGCTACTAACCGACCAATTTAGAATTTTTACTGCCAGCCGACTTATCAAGTCTCTGCAAGGACCCGATCCTGCTCAGACTGATAGTGAAGCTGGAAGTAGTCGTGATCGTCTGTATGTTTTCATCGGTCGTCCCCAACCTTGGGATAACGAGAATGCAGCGCCCGATCCTGTAGACTCTTTCCAAGAGTTTAGCGATGACTTCGCTGACATGATATCAATGAAGCGGGTGCTGGCGAATGATACTATTCAAGTTATTCGTAGGACTGACTGGATTCCTCCTGAGCAAACCACTGGTGGCTTGGGTTATGTTTACGATATGTATCGTCATGACTACAGCGCAACTAAAACCGCGTCTTCTGGTGCTACCAAACTTTATGATGCAGACTTTTACGTTGTTAACTCATCGTATCAAGTCTATAAGTGCATCTATAACGGGACATCCCCTAGTGATCCTAACGGTAAGCCTTCTACTGTTGAGCCTACGGGTACTTCAACTTCTATTATTACCACTGCTGACGGTTATCGTTGGAAGTATATGTATACGATCCCTGTGGGTCTTGTACTGAAATTCTTCTCCAATGAATACATGCCTGTGCTGAGTGACACCGCTGTGGTGTCCGATGCAATTGGTGGTGAGATCGATACAGTTATTATTTCTTCTTCTGGTGCAGGGTATAACAATGGAACCTACGAGAATGTGCCTATCAAAGGAGATGGTGTTGGCGGTCGTGTTTCTTTGGTTGTCGATGGGGGGCGTATTGTTAATGCTACTGTCACATCGGGTGGATCAGGATACACCTTCGGTAAAGTCATCATCGATGAAGTCAACGGTATCGGTGCAGGTGCAGGATCAGGCGGCACCGTTGAAGTGATCATTCCCCCAACTGTCGGTCATGGTGCTGAGCCAGGGACAGAGATGGGTGGATACCGAGTCATGATTAACACCAAGTTTACCTATGCTGAGGGTAGTGGTGACTTCCCAACTGATAACGACTACCGTCGTATTGGTTTGGTGATCAACCCTAACAAATTCGGCACAACAGAATTGGCAGCAGATCTTACTCTGTCCGCCACAAAGTCAGTTATCTTTGCTCCTACCTTCACAGGTAACTTTGCTACTGACGAAATTATCACACAGTCTCGCACAATTGGTGGTCAGCAAGTGACTGCTCGTGGACGTGTGATCTCATGGAATAGCACAACCAAAGTGCTTAAGTATTACCAGAATAGAATTGATGGTGTCTTCCCTGAATTCACTGGTAGTCTAATTGAGTTTGAGGGTGGTAACCCTGTCGTGGGTGCAACATCTGGTGCATCTGCCGACCCTGATATTAACTTCCCAATTGTATCAGGATCCTCTACTCGTGTTATTAACAACACTGAGTATGACTTGGGTATGTCTTTTACCAACGGTTATGCAAGACCAGAGGTTGAGCCAAATTCGGGTCGGGTTATTTACATAGATAATAGAGGCGCTATCACTCGTGCTGGTGACCAAATCGAAGACATTAAGATCGTAGTAGAGTTCTAAACGATGCCCCAGAATACCAATCTAAATATTGCTCCTTATTTCGACGACTTCGATAAGGATAAGAATTTCTACAGAGTGTTATTCCGCCCTGGATATCCTATCCAAGCGCGTGAATTAACGACTCTACAATCGATTCTCCAGAATCAGATTGAATCCATCGGTCAACACTTCTTCAAAGAAGGCGCGATGGTTATCCCTGGTCAGGTCGGTTATGACCTGAATGTGCAGGCAATCATTCTGCAACAATCATTCCTAGGTGTCGATGTCGAAACCTACAGGACTCAACTGCATGGTCAGATTATTGAGGGTATCACGACTGGCGTTAAAGCAAAGGTCTTGTATTCAATTGCTGCTTCTGAATCTGAGCGTGGTTACGTCACTCTATACGTTAAGTATATTGAGTCTGGTGACACAGTTTCTGACACAACCATTAAAGGATTCCAATCTAATGAGCAGTTGCTTGCTCAAAACGAAATTACTTTCGGCACAACACTGATCGAAATTGGATCACCATTTGGACAGTTGCTACCCGTTGACTCTACTGCGGTTGCATCTGCTGCATACATTAACAATGGTGTGTACTTTATTAGAGGTCACTTTGTTGATGTTGCATCTGCAAACCTGATCCTTGAGCAATATAGCAATAACCCTTCTTACAGGGTTGGTCTGGAAGTTAGTGAATCTATTGTTACCCCAGAAGACGATCCGTCACTGAATGACAACGCTGCAGGAACTTCAAACTACTCAGCACCTGGCGGTCATAGATTTAAGATTAAAACTACCCTTGTCAAGAAGGCAATCAATGATTCGACTGACAAAAACTTCGTTGAATTACTACGAATCAACAATAGTAAAGTTGAGCAGTTTGTTGATCATACTGCATACTCAGAGCTTGAGAAGTCGATGGCACGTCGGACCTATGAAGAGTCTGGCGACTATGTTATCGACACTTTCAGTATCAAGGCAAGAGAATGTCTTGATGATGGTTTTAACAACGGGGTCTACACTCCTACTCAAACGACTCAGCAAAACAATATTCCTACAGATGATCTCCTAAGTTATGAGATCTCTCCTGGTAGAGCGTATGTGAAAGGATACAGGACTGAATTCCTTACACCTCAGTATGTTGACTCTGCCAAACCTAGAGATTTTGCTTGTGTAGAAAACGGTATTATCCACTTCAGACTTGGCAACTTTGTTAAAGTCTACGATCAGTATGGTTGGGCTGACCTAACTGGTGAAGGTGTGTCTGATGCATACCAAGTTATAGAATTATACGATGACTGGAATCTAGGCGTATCCAACTCAATTGTTGGTAATCAGATCGGTCGGGCTCGTATTGTCCAACTTCAAGTTGATCAGGCAAACCAGTATGACATGTGGTTCTTTGATCCACAGATGTTTACTGCTATAAACTTTGCATCTGGTAACAACTCTGTTTCTATTGGTGATGTGCTTAGAGGTCGCACCTCTGGTGCCCGTGGTTTCGTTGCTGATAGTGGTAGCAGCACTCACTGTAAACTAGAGCAGGTCTCTGGTGTCTTCCTTAACAACGAAGTTGTTGAAAGAGATGGTCGTGTGATCGGCACACTGGAAGCAGCACATACTTATAACCTATCCGATGTCCGTCGTTCTGTTGGTAGAAATGATAGCAACGTTGTAACATTTGCAGCAAACTGGTTGCTGAATGATAATGCTTCTATTGAGTCTTCTACCGTTACTGTAAGTGGCACTGGTGCTCTTTCTACAGGTTTCAGGACCAAGTTTGCAGAAGATCTCCGTCCTGGTGATGTTGTTACTACAACTGCATCTGGTCTAAATGGTGGCAATACTTTAAGAATTAAGAGAGTTGATCCTACTCTGATTGCTACCAACACTGGTAACATCGCTACAGGTGGCACACCAGTCTTTGATTACCTTAATCAAACCGCCATTATGGATGCCTCCCTCAAGAAGGGTAGTGGCAATGCTGATGGTGAGTATGCTGAGATGGTAAGGATGCGTCCTTTCATCTTCCAGAAAGACTATCAGAATGGTGAGTTGTCAATTGACGCTCCTAGAACTTCGATGAAGTCTATCTCTGACGAGTCATTCTTTGTATACAGGACATTCGCTAACAAGACCGTTGTGTCTGGTGGTGTTACTGTGTCTCTGCCTGAATCCGAGCAGTTTGCAGCACTCGATGATGAAAACTATGTGTTGACGATTGTTGCTGAGTCTGGATCTTCATATAGTGTTGGTGATAACCTTGACATTGATAATCTCAATGACCTTGGATCTCTGACTGTTACCTTCGGTGCTGATGCACAGTCTATTACCATCTCTGGTTTGGCTAACGTCAACACCGTTAAGTTGACTGCTCTTATCTCTAAGAATATCGTCACCAGAAAGATTAAGACTGCCGCTAAGATGCGTGCAATGAAGGTGACCCGCACACGTATTAACAATGACCAAACCAAGTATGGTCTGGCATATGGTAACCTGTATGGCACCCGTATTGAAGATGAAGAGATTTCATTTGCATTGAATGATGTCTATAAGATTCATGCTGTATATGAGTCTGAGGGTGATAATGATGCTGAATCACCTTATATGGTGTTGTCAGAATCTACCTTCTTTGATAACGGATCAGTTGTTGTAGGTAAGACCTCTGGTGCTCGTGGTCGAGTTATCCAGTTTGTCAACAGCACACTGAAACTGTACTTCGTTGCACTTAACGAAATTCCATTCATCCCTGGCGAGACCATTGATGGTGTTGATGATGACGGCATTCCTCTGCAGGCAATTGTTGATGACTCTGACGGATCCGTTTCTAAGGGATCTAAAGTTGTCACAACCCAGTTTGAATTGGAAAGTGGTCAGAAGGCACACTTCTATGATGTCTGTAAACTGGCTCGGATGCCTGGTTTCTCCCCACCAATTCGTAAGATACTTGTAATCTTTGACTACTTCTTGCATGAGTCTTCAGGTGATTACTTCTCAGCCCAGTCTTACACTGGTATCATGTATAAGGAGATTCCTAAGTATAAACTAGATGGATCGATTAACTATATCCGTGACCAGATTGACTTCCGTCCTGGTATCGGTGAATTAGCATCTGGATCTGGCACCATCACGTCACCTTTCTTTGTGAATTGTGCGTCACTTGATTTTGGATCTAGACAGTTTGATACCTCTGGTGGTGTCGGTGGATCTACCATCTTCGATATCCCTAAGGTTAACACACAATTTAGATGTGACTACTGCTACTATCTCCCTAGAGCAGACAAGTTGTATTTGACACATGACAACAAACTGAAAATTGTCAAGGGTGTGTCCTCTGAGGATGTTCCTCATCCTGATAAGATTGACAATGCGATGCTTCTCGCAACGATTGAGATGCGTCCATATGTGTATGACGTTGAGCGTGATGTCCTGATCTATCCTGAGATCATCAAGCGTTATACCATGA